TCTGAAGACGATGGGGACACTTCATCGTCGCTATGAGCGTCGGTGTAAGTGGCAGGGTTCCTGGGCCAGACCCGAGTGCGAGCTGGTGCGGACGAGGGGGCGATCCTGATGTCCTTCAACCAACACCCCCCGCACAGCGACGCGAAGAACATTCACCGCGAGGGTGAGTGGATCGAGCCCCCCGATGTCCTCCCCGACCAGGTGAAGAGGGATCACCCCGAAGAGGCGCGCAAGGCGCTCGAGGAGTGGACAGCGGACTTCCGGGAACTCGAGGCGAAGCTCGCGGAGGCGCAGGAGGCGCTCGCCGCTGCGGAGAAGGAGCGGGGCGAGGCGCGTTTGGTTATCAGCCGGGTTCACGGCGCACTTCCCGAGAAGGCAGCCGTGGACGATGCGGGCCTGCCGAACCGGGTAGTGGGCATTGTTGCAGAGCGCGACACCGCCCGCCGCGAGCGGGACGAGGCGCTGGCAGCTTTTGCTTCCGAGGTTATTGAGGGCGTAAGACTCCGCCCCACGCCCGAGCCCGAGGAGAATGGATGAGCGGACAAGCAGCACGCGAGTTGACACTAGCCTTCTACGGCACCTGCATCGTCTTCGGCTCGATGATGATCGTGGTGATTGCGCTGTCGTTGATCGGAGACTTCCGGGAGTACCGACGCATTCGACGGATCATGTGCAAGGAACCCGAGGAGGTGGACCACAATGGTTGAGCACCCGACTTGTAACTTTTGATTGACCCCGGAAATCTACGGAACACTATGGGAAACGATTCCCTGACCCTCTAGGTTGGTGGCATGGAACAGAAACCTACCGGCGACCGGCTGCCGACCGTCACGCACACGGGCAGCATGAAACTCGGAGATCTCGAGCTCACCATCTACACCCTCGACGACGGGACGCGAATGATCGACGAGTCGTCGGTGCTTCGCTTCCTCTCGCTGATGGAGGGTAAGCCGGACGGGGAACTCGAGGACGCCGTGATGAACGTCCAGCGCCACCTTTCCGGTGGCTCGCTGGGCTGATCGCCAACCAACCCGGCTGGCGAATCGCGCCGGCCTCAACCAAAGAAGATCCCATGATCGTGAAGACAATCGAGCAGGCTGAGTCCTGGGTCCGCTACCAACGGGCAGCAATCGAAGATGGCGGCAAGGAGGTCGGGCTGCGGGTGTTGATGACATCGAGCCTCATGCGCCAGTTGGCGAATAGCGGTCGCCTGCAACAGATCTGCGGGCTGCCAGTCTGGGTAGACGAGACCGTGACCGAGGGGTGCCTCAAGATCATGACCGGCGCTGCCGAGCAGGAGCGTGTCGTTTGATCGGCGCGAGTCAGCGCAAGGACTACGGTCGCGCGAAGGTGGAGAGGGTCTTGACCGAACTCGGTGAGATGGTCGTCATTCGCTACGGCACTTCGTCCAGAGGCCCGGTCAGCGAGGTCGTGGAGACGTTCGATTCGGACGACATATTCGGTTGGACCCACCGCCTAGTGACGATCCTCGCGCTCGACTGCGCGCCCGAGGCGCACCAGAGGCTGATCCGCACGAAGGGCGATATCCCAATGGTGGGGTGAAAGGGCTACACTTTGGTCCGTGGATATCTCTCGCCGCTCGGCAGTCCTCGGGCTGTCGGGCGGCAATCATTCCAGGAGGATGCGATGGCATGGCCCCCCAAAGTTGGCGACGAGTTCCGGATCCCCGGTGGACGCGAGTTTGTAGTAACCGGCATCGAGGAGCCGAGCATTCCGCCGCGTGCGCTGATGCGCCCCCCGGCCAGCTCGGGACGCAAGGACTACGGCAAGATCGTCCCCAAGGATGAATGGGACGAGTGGGAGGAAGCGGTGACGAAACTCAACTGAAAAAGCGCCAGGCGCTTCGGTTGGCTCCATTCAAACCCTGCTCCCACGGGGTATGCGCTCGTTGCTCCAACGTGCGCCGCCTGGCGCTTGATCCGACCTTAGCGGCGCTCGGGCTCTTTAGGAAGGACCCCGTATTCCCGGCACCGGGAAACGAGGTCTGCGGCCTCTGGGTCCTCCTGGAACTCGAGCGCGTACTCCGCGAGGTCGTGCAGGAGGAAGTCCCGGTCGCGCAGGTCGCCTGCGCCGTCGATGCGGTCGAGGGCTCCCTGGATCGCCTGTGTGTGACGTTCGCGGTGCTGCCGACAGTTTGCTCGCACCAGGCGCTGGCACGCGCCTAGAAGCTCCCTCCAAGCTCCAGAGGTCATCGGCGTAAGTTCCAGACGAGGAGCGACCGGAGTGCGTTCTGCTGGACGTACCAGAATCGCACCGGGAACACGGGGGGGTGGCCGTAGATCTCCGTTAGGAGCTCTTTCATAGTTTCAGTCATCAGCGAAGAGTCCCCGGTCAGCGGGGACCAGCCCCTGGGATTGTTGTTCAAGGTAAAGCCTCAGCCCTTCGAGCTGTTCGCGCCGGCCACGGAACCAACCCGTTCCGTCGCAAGACTCAGCGCCAGCGTTGTGGCAGCGCGTGAGCCACTTGTGGGTGTTCACTCTGCCGACATGGACTCGAGGAAAGGCGGCGCACCACCGCTCAAGCCAGAGCCACTTCCACTCCGTTGAGCCCCCCACGAAAATTACGGCGGGGTCTAGCTCCTTCACGACCTCAATGGTCATCCCGTCCTGCACGGCAAGCGCCGCGACGAGGCCGCGCGACTCGATCACTTCTCGCCAGGCGGGCCAGCGGGCAAGGGTCGCCTTGGCGTCCGTCACCACATCCGGGGCAACGATCCACCTCGGGGGGTTCCCGAGCGCCAACTGAACCGCTGCTCGCTCAACGTGAAGCAGGAACGACTCCTCGTCCCACTCCGTTCCGTTCGTCCATGCCGGGAACGCTCCATTGTCTAGCGCGTACGGCAAGTGCGGCATCGGAGCGAAGGTTCGACCGGGGCCATACAGGTGTCCGAGACCGCCGTAGAGACCTTGCCAGTAGTGGACCTGCCACTTGCCGTTGTTTGCGGGCATTACGAGCATTTGAACAGCTCCCCGGCTTCAATCGCCTGGCGTAGAGGCAAGCCACGCACGTTCCTTGGGAGTGTGCGTTCGTGGACCCAGAGCGCGGCGCGGCGCATACCCGCTACGCCTAACATCCACATGACCGGGTGACCGACGAGGTTGTGCACCCCGTAGCGAGCCCAGGAAGTGAAGAACGGACACGGGGGCGCGGGGGCGCGACGCCCAGCCTCGAAGGCCAGCATGGATATAGCCCTATGCTTTTCGGGATGGATGCCGTGCTTGGGCTTCTCAACCGAACACTCGGCAAACCACTCCTCAAAGTACGCGCCGTCGTCATTTCCTCGTCTCATCAGTTCCTCTCAAGCAGTTCGGTGATTGCGGCCTCCGCTTGCGCGGGGCAGACGGCGTTGCCAAGGGTTCGGAGTCGGTCCACGCGGAACTCCTGGGCGAGCTCCACATCGGAGGGAATCCCATCAGCCACTCCACGAAGGTCGGGTTGAGTCGCCGGTTCTCTTTGGTGGGGTTGTTGTGAAGGGCTGCGTCTACTGGTAGATCCCTGCTGCTGTTGGGTCGGTCCCGGTGTCGTGTCTTTTGCGCCGTAGACGCCCTGTCCCTTTTCTCGTCTGACGCTTGGGGGGTCGGCCACGGCGGGGTGGCACCACTCGGGGATGCCGGCCCAGTCTCCTGAAGGACTTGGCGGCCAAGGGGCGGGGAATGATCCGGGGAGTGATCCGGCCCGTCGCTCTTCCAGTCGCGGGCGTTCGGCGTCGCCCACCGGGGGGCTAGGTCGTCCCCACCCCTCGACCCGATCACCGCGTCCGTCAGCGACACACCGTCGTTCGCCGCGCTGCTCGCGTTCGTCCTCGAGCCCGCCGCCCGCGCGTCGCCCGCTGTCGCCGTCGGCCACATCGGCGTAGGCCAGTTCCTCGACTGCACTACCCGCGATAGCGTTGCCTTCCCCTCCGCAAGCCGTCGGCGTGCTGCCTCTGGCGTACTGCTCAAGTGTGAATCCCCCACGATTGGCGTAGGCCACGATGAACAACCGCTCGCGTCGGTGAGGGGCTCCTGCGTCCGACGCTCGAACAACCGTCCACTCCGCATCGAACCCCGCATCGGCAAGATCAGCGAGAACTCGGTCGAAGCCCAGGGAAAGGTGCCCTCGGACGTTCTCGGCAACCAAGACCCGCGCTCCCACTTCGCGAACCACGCGGAGGACTTCGGGCCAAAGGTGTCGGGAGTCTTCTTCGGCGTTGCGCTTCCCGGCGACGCTGAACGGCTGGCACGGATATCCGGCGGTGACGACATCGACTCGACCCACGAACGGAGCGAGGTCGAGTTCACGGACATCGCCGCACCAAACAGGCGCAGGCTCCATGCTCTCGTCTTCCATCCTCTCCAGGAGGACGGTCGCTGCATAGGGATCCCGCTCACAGAAGGCCAGAACTCGGGTTCCGAGTACGGCGTCAACTCCAAGGTCGAGGCCCCCGATGCCTGAGCACAGGCTGAGGGACGTAGGGCGGTAGGGATTAGCCATGTCATCCGTTACGCCTAGCGAGATGCCTGCGCCAGCCGGCGAAGACGACGACGACCGCGATCAGCGCCGGGAAGATCCAGGGGTTCACTGTGCACCCTCGTTCGCGCCGACGACACCCATGCCCATGAGGTCGAGCCGAATCTCGCGCCCGGTCTCGTCGTCGATGACGATCCAGTTCTGGTCGATCCTCTTGCGGTGCGACCCGTCAACAACGGACCAGCCGTCGTTAGTGGGATCCATGTAGCGGAAGGTGCTGTACCCATCCTTCGCGCGGACACGCATCAGCGGCAGCGCGTTCTTCGGCTGCCCCTTGACGGGGGTGGGCTTGACGCCTCCCGCGCCGTCATCGACGAGCAGGATGTGTGTGACCAGCTCGCGGTCTTCAGCGGAGAGGTCCGTCCGGTCGATGATCAGGGCACCAACGGTGAGTGCCGCCATCGCGGCGAGGATCGTGGAGGTCTTCATAGTGACTCAACTTCTGCATCTTGGTTTCCGTCCAACTTCTCGCCGAACTCCATCACGCGGAGTTCGGCCTGTTCCATTCTCTCAAGGAGCGATGCCACGCCACCCGGTTCGTGCCCCTCGGCCACCAGCCTGTCGAGCAGGTAGCGGAGGGCTGACTTGATCGAGGGGTGGTAGGAGTCCAGCGCCCACCCTAGATCGGGGTCGTCGGGGGCCTTCGCCTTCTTTGAGCTGGATCGGTACAGGACCCATTGGCGCTTCGAGAAGCGCAGGCGGAATCGTACTTTGCTCATCGTTCCTCCCTCCGGAGTTCCTCGACCAGGTTCATGAGTGCGTTGATGTCGTCGATCTTGTGGAGGTAGACGTGCAAGCCCTCCGGGGACTCGACCATCCATTGGCAGCCAACGCGATCGTACAGTTTGAACCCCAGGAACTCGCAGCGCCTCGCGGCCTCCTTCGTGGGCTCTCTAAGGAAGGCTGAGTGGGGGCGTAGTTGGCGCATCATGAGCCGAGCACCGCGTCGAGTACGCCGAGGGCGATGCAGCCGATACCGGCCCACGCGATGTAGCGAAGGTGCCGCCAAAAGATCACGCGCTCTCTCGTCTCGAGCCTGTGCGCGCGTTGTAGACCGATTGCCTCGGCGCGCATCTTCGTCGCCCACACTTCAGCCTCGCTGATCTGGCTCTTGCCGCTGTCGATGATCCCGGCCAGCGCCTCTTGGACATCTGGCGGCAGAGGCAAGAAGTGCATCTGCGGCGGGTCCTCTTCGTTCTTCATTACCATTGGATTGCTTCGAGGTAGGTGTTGCCCTTGTCTGTCGCCTTCCACAGGCGACCGTTGCTTCCACTTCTGAGCGGGACCTTCCCGCACTCTTCAAGCATCCCGGCCTTCGCGAGTTCCGCGCGGCGTGATCGGATGCCGCTGTCCGTCGTCTTGATCTTCTGTTCGTTGATTCGATCGACGAGTTGCTCGTCGGTCATCTTGCGGCTGGAGGCGAACTGGGCGAGCACCGTGATCTGCGAGTCCCGCAGATTGCAGCTCGCTCGCGCTGCCGCCGCGTGCGACGTACCGGGATCCGAGTTGCGTGCACGTGCGCGGTCTGGAAAGAGTTCGCCCATTAGAGATCCTCGCCCTTCGCGGCGGCGATGGTCCGATCCAACATGAACACCATGCGGGAGTCACGGTCAAAGTCGAGCACGCCCAGAAGTAGGTTTCGGCATGACTCCAACGCCTCAAGCATCTGCGTGTGCTGGACCAGCAGAGACTCGATGGTCCCAAGCGAGAAGTCGGGGCTACCCGCCAAACTCTGCATGACATCGCGCCGCGAGCCTACGCCCTCTGCGCTGCGGAACCGCTCCGCGATCCGCGCCGCCTTCTGCGGGTACGTCTCGGCGGGCTCGGTCACGCTCCACCACCTTTGCTCTGCTTGCCCCACGCGGGGTTCTTCTCGCGAAGCCTGTCGATCGCAGTCGAGCCCTCGGGGTAGACGAGGCCGGTCGCCGGTCGCTCTGACTGCTTCCGCATCTGGCGGATCAACTTCTTGCGATCGTCTGCCGTGTATTGCTCGAAGGTGCGATCCAACTTCTTGTCGTACCGGACCCCCCGAGGGATCACCATCTTGGACTTGTTGCTCATGTCCCGGAAAATACCGGATCAAGCCATAGGGGTTCAAGAACCACCTGGGGAATACTTCCCTTGCCACAAAAGACTGCGACCGTGCGGACTTGACCGGGAGTACCGGGGTCCGTACGGTCGCAGCTATGCAAACATCAACACAAGCGCAGGCCAGCGCACCCACCCCGCAAGAGAAGGGAAGGCGTGTCTGTGTCCCAGACTAAGCGCCGCGCTAGGCGCGTGCAAGGAGCACCCCCCAATATCAAGGGGGTCCAGGACCGCTCGAGCAGGGTGAACCCACGCTATGTGGTGGTCCCGATCGTCCACGAATCGGACAGATCAGCAGCTTGGGCGCTCGCTGCGGGGGTCTACCTCGGGGGGGTCGCCTCGTCGTCCGCCCTGGCCCTTTACAGGGGCGTAACACAGCGTGCTGCCCGTTCCTGCATCGAGAGGGCTGTTCTGAGGGGCTGGGTGGACGCATATCACGGCAGATACCGCGTTACGGGCTCAGGAAGGCAGGTTTGGGGCACCATGAGGAAGGCGGTCGTCCCCGTCGAGGTCGCCCGAGCTGGTCTCACCGGGATCCAGATGACCGTCTGGTGGAGGATCCGGCAGGATGCGAGCCGGCGCAAGACCTACGGGGCGCGGACCCTCGCGAGATGGCTCGACTGCTCGGCCTCGGCGGTCTGGAGAGCCCTCCTGCGGCTGAGATCGCTCGGTCTACTTCACGTGATGGACGCCTTCGGGAGGTTCAAGACCCCGCGCCGGCACGCCTCACGCCTGCGCTGGCCCGGTTCGGAAGTTTTGACTACATCCAAGAACCCTTCTCCAACTGATGAACGCCGGACCACTCCACGTGTACCTAGTGGGACGCCCTGGAGGAGCCCACGCCGCCCGGAATTTGCCGGAAGCGGCCCCGCTCTTACGGCGGGCCGTCCCTCGCCGCAGAGACCGCTGATTCGCGACCTGCTCAAGGTCGTACTTGAACTGGGCTTGTGACCTCGTTCTGCTCGGGGCATGGACACCCTGCACATCTGCGTCGGATCGGACGATCTTCAACGTCGAGCTGGCGGTGAAAAACTCTTCGCCGCTGCGGTGCAGGCGGTCGCCACCGGCCCGTACAAGTTGCATTGGATGCGCGCGACGCCGTCAAGCGACCACCTCATCAAGGGCGGCACCTGGCAGACATCCAAAGACGGCCTAGACGGATCGTGGAATACCGGGTGCGAGTTCGGCGACGTGTACCCGAAGAGCGGGGGATGGGGAACGCCGTTCACGCACTTCCGCTGGGCCGTCCCTGAGTTCCGGAATTTCGAGGGCCACGCGATCTACTGCGATTGCGACCAGTTCTTTCTCAAGGATCCCCGCGAACTGTGGGAGGAAGGTAGGGCCACGCCAAAACCGGTTTACCTCTCGCAGATGAAAGCGTGCGTGATGGTCCTCGATTGCGCTGCGTTTAGCACGTGGGATTGGTGGCCCTCGATCTCTGAACAGAAGCAGGGGTCCGGCACCATGTACGAGTTGCGGTCGATCCTCCAAAAGCGCGGGCTCATCGACCCGTCGATGTCGCGCCATTGGAACGAGCCCGACAAGGTCGTCGCGAACACCGGACTGGTGCACTACACGAACGCGCGCACGCAGCCGTGGTATCCGTACGAGGCGCAGTTCGGTCGCCCGTCGCACCGGGACTATGCGGCGGTGAAGACATACCGGAGGATCGCCCTTCTCGCGCAAGAGCTCGAGTTCGATGGCGAGCTGATCATGGACGGACGAGACTGATGCACCTCGCCGCCAATATCGAGTTCCCCAACGCGCGCATGGTCGCTGTTGAACACCTAACCCCGAAGGTTCGGTGGCCGAGCGACTGGCCTACGCTGCGAGACCTGATTGACGACGTGGTCTCGTTTGGGATGCGCTTCCCGTTGCTCGCCCGCCGATACCTCGAGCATGAGTGGGAGGCATGGGAGTCGGTGAAGCCTAAGCGCGCAGAGTACCCGCGCGGGCGCGACATCGACGGCAGCCTTCTTGTTGTTGAGGTCGGGAACCAGCGGCTACTCGCCGCAGAGGCTCTGGGGTTCTACTCCGTGGATGTCATCACGTTCGCGAACCCTAAAGACCTCCAGGCATTCGCGCGTGAGCTGAAGGCTCGACCGGACAACAACTGGGAAAGGTTCAAAGCCTGATGGGATCCTGGCAGCGAGACAACTACTTCACCCGCTTGAATAGCGGTCAACTCCCAAGGGTGCACAAACCCAGGTTCAACGACAGTTTTGCCGACCTCGACTGGATTGGAGAAGACGTGTTCATTGTCGGCGGTGGCCCGTCTGTGCTCGACCACGACCTCTCCGTGCTCGAGGGCCGCAAGGTCATCACCGTCAACATGGGATACCGAGCGGCGAAGCCAACGATCGCGTACTTCGGCTCGATCCTGCTCCTGATGCGAGCTTCGCGAGAAGCCGATTTCAACGACATCGTCGGCGTGCGAGCGGCGCTCGAGGCGATGGTTTGGAACACGAAGAGCCAGTACGGATGCCACGTGATGGAGTGCTCGCAGGAAGAGTGGGGTTCCGACTTCATTACCGGCGTGCCCGTCTTCTCGAACAGCGGCCTGGTGGCGGTCAATATGGCCGACATTCTTGGCGCAGAGAACATCTACCTGATTGGGTTCGACATGCGGGGCGAGAAGGGGAGGACGGTAAACTTCCACGACTACTACCCAGACAACATGCGACCACCAGAGTCCCACTACGACACCTACCGGAACGACTTCGATCGCGTGCCTCTGTACGGATCCTCGAACGTCTGGAACTGCAACAAGGCGTCTGCCCTCAGAACATTTCCATACCGACCACTCAAGGACGCGATCCGATGAAAGTACGAATCATGACACCCGCGATCAGCTCAGGCGGGCGACCGGCGTTCGAGGCGTTCCGGAAGGGATGCCTTGCTGTTGGCGATGACTGCGAGTTCACGACGGACCTCTTCGATCCCTGCGATGTCGCGGTGCACGCGAGCGGCGTGAAGAGTGGCCGGCTGAGGGACTCGAGGCTTTCTACTGACCGCTCGACGCTGATCCAGATCCACCCGAAGAGCCGCGTAGTCATCGAGTCGCCTTGCTTCCGTCAAGGGCTCAATGTTGATCCGGTTGAGTTCTGGCGCGTTGGCCTCAACGGGTTCCTGCGCGACGAGGCCGACTATGCCAACGAGGGAGTGGACGGCGATCGGTTCGACATGATCGCCGAGAAGCAAGGGATCGAGGTCCGCGACTGGAAGCACGGCGGCGACAGCGCCCTTATCATGCTCCAGAAGAACACCGACGCGAGCCTCCGTGGGGTAGACGTGCGCAACTGGGCGAGGTCGATGGCGGCGCAGGTCAAGGTGAACGCGCCGGACCTACGGATCATTATCCGGCCCCACCCGCTCGACCGCGAGTCGTTCACGCCCCCCTCCTACGCGGAACTCTCCAACGACCTGTCCGCGAAGGGCCTGGCACGCGATCTGGAAAGCGCGTGCGCCGTCATCACGTTCACAAGCCTGAGCGCGATCGAGTCGATCTGCGCTGGAGTTCCAACGTGGGCGATGGATACAGGAAGCCCCGCGTACGATGTCGCCAACCACCACCTCGGTCGGCTGACCGACCCGTGGCTTGCTGACGACTCCAGGAAGTACCAATGGCTGGCCGAGCTCGCCTACACCCAATGGACGATCCCCGAGATCGAAAAAGGAACCCCGTGGAAAAGACTGAAGCGCAAACTCTTAGAAGGCTGATGCAGCGCCGTGGCGAGCGGCAGTTCCCGCTGACTCTCGATCAGATCAAGGGCGCGCACCTCAACCGCTATGTGTGGGCGCGGGACATCGTTAGCGACAGGGACGACGTGATCGACGCCGGGTGCGGCGTCGGCTACGGATCGACGGTTCTTGCAGAGCGGGTAGCGTCTGTCGTTGGGATGGATGTCAGCCTCGAAACGGTCAGCCTCGCGAAGCACTACTGGAAGCACCCGAAGGTTCGGTTCCTGCACCGCGAGTTGCACGGCTTCACCTCGGCTGCATCGTTCTCTAGCGTCGTCGCCTTCGAGGTCATCGAGCACCTGGTCTTGCCAGAGTTGTTCCTGCTGCGCGTACGCAAAGAGATCGGCCCAGGCGGGACCATCTTCATCAGCTCGCCGAACTCAAACGTAAAGGCTCACAGCGTCGCTAAGAACCCGTTCCACATCCGGCACTACACCGCCCAGGAGTTACGGCAAATGCTGGTGGCTTGCGGGTTCAACGTCATCGGGACGTTCTCGCAGAGCGGCTCAGAAGAGATCCGCCACACACCGGACGACGCTGACGGAAAGATCGTGATCTGCGCTGGCATCGTTGACCCGTACTATGAGATGGATCGCCTCGCTATCGGTCACCTCACGGGCCTCCTGCCCCAGAAGTTTCAGGATGCGATGATCGACCGATGCCGCGCGATCCGCGTGGCGCAAGGCGTCAAGGACGCCGCCCCCTAACCCCCGAACTGACCATGAACGCATCAGAAGCACAGTTACTCAGAGAGCGCATGATCCCGACTGGCGAGCGCCAGTACGGTGTAACGCACGACGCCATCAAGGCAAACCACACGCAACGGTACAGGTGGGCCGCGAGCCAACTAGAGGGCCATGAGCGAGTCCTCGACGCTGGGTGCGGAACGGGATACGGATCGGCGCTGCTGGCTGAAGCCTCAGAGCACACGACCGGCATCGACGTTAGTGAGGAGTCCGTCGAGCTCGCGAAGCACTACTGGGGCGAAGAGCGCCCCAACTTAGACTTCGAGCACCACGAACTCCACTCGCTCGAGAACCTGGAGGCGGGGTTCACCGCTGCGGTTTGCTTCGAGGTCATCGAGCACCTGGTCATGCCGGAACTCTTCCTTGTGGACCTCTGGGTGAAGACGAGGCCGGACTCGAGATGTTTCTTCTCGGTGCCCAACATCAACGTCGAGCCGCACCGCCTCGACTCGAACCCGTTCCACTTGAGGCACTACACGCCGTCAAACTTCCTGGACCTTCTCGAGCTGTGCGGCTTCGGCGGGGTAGATCTGTACGACCAGACAGGTCCGGTGAACAACCCACACCCGATCGCTCCGCACAAGCCCCCGACGGGCGGGAAGATCATTCTCGCATCGGCCACTCGGAACCCGTCCGCTGGGGTTCTCTTTCAAGACCGAGGGGCCATGCGAAAGTCCTTCCCTCTTGCTAGCCATCACGCCTTCATCGACAGATGCCGAACCATTCGATCCCTGAAGAAGTAGCGGTCGCGCCCCTGTTCGGAAGCCGCAAGGAGTTGCGCGCGTTCGCAGCAGTTGAGTCGGCGGGCACGCGATGGGCCGAGTTTGGCGTGCGCGAAGGTAAGAGCGCCAGACACCTACTCAAGATGCTGAAGCCGGACGGTGAGCTACACCTGTACGACTCATGGGAAGGTCTGCCTGATGACTGGGTGAGGTCGGATAGCGATGAGCTCGTTGAGATCACGCGGGCTGGGCACTTCGCCTGCCCGGTTCCTGAGTTCGACGACCACCGCGTCCACCTTCACAAGGGGTGGTTCGCGGACACGGTAGACCGCGAGGTCGGGAGGATCGACCTCGCGCACCTCGACTGTGACATCTACTCGTCCACGCTCTGCGTTCTCGGTTCTCTGCACGACCGGCTGGATCACGCCGGCGCTCTGCTGCTCTTCGATGACCTCTACGGTTACCCGGAGTGGAGAGCGGGGCAGTGGGCGGCGATGGAGAATTGGCTTGAGTGGAAAGAACTGAAGGGTCAGTGGATCGGACGAACCGTAAAGGGCCAAGCCCTCTGGAGGTCGCATGGGACTAGGTGATGAACTGATAGCCGTTGCCGAGGCCGAGCGACTGCACCGCAACGCCGAGAGGAAGGTGAAGATCATCGACTCGACAGGCAAGCAGCGGTTCAGCCCGGTGTTTGAGAAGGTTCCGTGGCTGATACAGAGAGGCGAGAGCGCAAAGGGCGCGGTCAGCCTTCTGAACTGCCCAGGGCATCGCCCCTACATCGACTACGCCAGGTCGGGAGGATCGAAGCAGGTGCTGCGATCGAGCTACACGCCCATGCGCGGATCGTTCCACTTCACCGACGACGAGCTCAAGCGTGCCCGCGAGTGGATGTCTGACCGCGAGGTCGAGCCGGGGTTCGTTGCGTTCGACCCCTACGTGAAGGGGACGTTCTCTGGCACGAATAAGGAGTGGCCGATGAGCGGCTGGATCCGCGTAGTCGGCAAGCTGCGCGTGTCGCAAGTTCAGACCGTCCAGATGTCGCCCGGAAGAGCACCGACGATGTTCGGCGTCTCGGGTCGCGTGCAGGAAGAGGTCCGGATGGCTATGGCTATCATGTCCTTCGCGGGGGCCGTGCTCTGCTCCGAGGGGTTCCTGCACCACGCGGCAGCGGCGCTCAAGATCCCGGCAGTCGTCATCTGGGGCGGACGATCAGATCCGAACATCCTGGGGTATCCAGAACATGAAAACCTATACGTCGAGACCGAGGGGTCGCCATGCGGATCAATGAGTCGGACCTGCGATCACTGCACGGACGCGATGGGGAGGATCTACCCCGAAGATGTCCTAGCCGTGATCCAGAGGGTGAGACGCGCGGGTTAGCCCTAGCCTGCCCCGGCCCGTCCTTTCATCCGGACGACCTGCCGGACGACCTGCCGGTCGCAGCGATCAACGTGGCCCTCAAGGGGCTCACGCGCTGCGACTGGTGGATCTGCTATGACACGCCCAACCACATCCACGACCACGCACGCGAGGCGTTCCTCAAACTGCGCCCCACGATCGTCACGAACAAAGAGCGCGTGAAAGGCTGGGAGAAGTGGCTGAAGAATCTGGGGATCCCGCATTTCGAGTGGCCCGCGATAGAGATCGCTGACGACGGACCAACGTGGCTGCGAGTCGCGATCAAGAGCGGACCTCGGTACAGCTCAACGATGGCGATCTCCTGGGCGGTGCGCCGGCGCTTCTCTCACGTCTACTTCGTGGGGTGCGACCTCGGCGGCTTCGGATATCACGACGCCTGCGCGACGGACTCGATCCGCAGCGCCGCGAAAGGCCGCGAGGCCAAGTGGATCAAACGCTGGGCGGGCGAACGCTCGCTGATGACGAGAAGCCGAGATGCTTGTGAGAAGAACGGCGTGAAACTGATGAATCTTCCACCGGGGGTCTGAGCCTGTTACGGCTTGATCCGCCGCACCGCCTCGCGCCTGCGGAGCGCCTCTTCCGCGCTGCGCCGGACGAACTCGGAGGCCGTCAATCCGGTCTCACGGGCCGCACGGACCACTCCCTGGTGCTGCGACGGGGTCAGCCGGACGGGCATCATCTTGCTCAGACGCTCCCCCTGGTGCCCCCCCTCCTTGATGTGGCCGAAGCGTATACCCATACCACGGAGTGTATTACAAGACTGGACTTGACTCCAGTCGTCCCGTAACCAGCGGGTCGTGATCGCCTCACGAACCGCAAAACCTGAGTGGATGGTCGCTAAGACCGCCCCAAGGCCCACGCGGGCGAAGCCCTTCGTCCGCACTAACGGGACCTCCATCGAGGCCCGTACCGTCGCTGAGTGGGAAAGTCCCGCTGGCGGCAACGGAAACTGGATGGGAACCGTCCTGTCTGGCGAGGCCAGGTACGCGGGCGGCGAGAACATCGAGCGCCCGTACGAGCAGGCTGGCTGGGTCCACGTTGCGCTGAAGGCGATCAGCTCGGCGGTGAGGTCTTGCAAGTTGCGATTCTACGAAGTCGATCCGCAAGAGGACGCGAGCGCGAGGGAGGTCACCGACCACCCGATCGTGAATCTCTTCCGCCGCCCGAACCAGTTCATGACTGCGGCGAAGTTCTGGGAAGCCGCGACGCTCCACAGGAAGATCGACGGCGAAGACTTCTGGTTCTGCTTTGACCGAACGAAGCACCCCCTCGAGCCCGATGGAGACGGAAGGATTGACCTGCCCGCCTTCATCATCCCGGTGAAGGGATCGACCGTCGATGAGATCCCTGGGAAGAACGGATTCCCTGCCGGCTGGGTTTACCCGAGCAAGGACCAGACGCGGTTCCCGTCGCCTGCCGTTGTGCAGTTCGCCGACTACGACCCGGCGAACCCGCTGCGCGGACTCGGCGACGTTGAGGTTCTACTTCGAGACCTCGCGCTCGAGTTCGGCGCGCAGAGATACCTCGAGGCGATGCTCGCCAACTCGGGAGACCCTGGCGGCTACATCATCAACGAAGAGGAGTTGTCGCGAGAGGAAGAGCGTGCAGCCGAGCGGCAGGCAGCCGACGAGTTCTCTCTTGAGAACAAGGGCCGCTGGCGCGTGATCTCGGGCAAGGTCAAGTACGAGGCTGCGAAGTTCGGCCCGCGCGACATGGAGTTCAAGGACTTGCTCATGGCAGTCCGGAACAAGACCGCTGCGATCCTTGGCGTCCCGCTCCCGGTGCTCGGCGTACTCGAGGAAGCGACCTACTCAAACTACGCGACCGCCGTCGCGCAGTTCTGGCAGAACGGCAACGGAGTCCTTGCGCTGCTTGCGTCGATCGAAGACGTGATCAACAACGATTTCATCCTGCGTATGAAGGACTCGCGCACGCGCGGGTTTATTGCGCGGTTCGACACCTCGCACGTCGAGGCGCTCCGGGACGACAGCCAGAAGAAACACGAACTCGCCATCTCGATGAGCCAGGCGAACATCGGCCTCTCGTACGACGAGTCGGCGAAGATCGTTGGCCTAGTCGGCGTCGAGACCGAGTTCGGCAAGATCGCATGGCTGCCCCCGAACATCGTCGCCGCAGAGGACGCCCTGCGCGGATCGAAGAACCATGAGGGGCCGGGCGAGAACGGGCAGGAGGCTCCCTCCAGCGGTTCCGGCGAAGAGGAAGACGACTTCCCTGGATCGAACGGCGGCGAGAGCGGGTCGAACGGTCCCACCGGATCAGATGGCAAAGGGGTCTCCTCCAAGGAACACCAGGGCGACGATACGACCGCGTCCAGTGACTACGAGGAGGCCCCCCCTACCTACCACAAGGGCTACGAGGCAAACGTCCTTGAGCCCGGCGAGCGCGTAGTTAGGAAGGCGGCGAACGCTTACCTGGGCCGCTACAACGCAGCTCAGATCAAGCGCGTCGAGGACTACGCGGAGAAGGGCTCGGAAGGCTTCCGGACTGCCAGCGTCGAGAAGGTTGGCGTCCACGTCTCTCCGCAGAACATCATCGACGACCCCAACTTCCTCAACATCCTGCTGCTCGACGTTGCGGAGTGGAACGCGAAGCTGGCCGACAAGCTGAAGGGTCCGCTTGCGAACGTGCTTCGCGAGGCGAGTGAAGAGTTCGCGGTCGAGCTGGGCGCAGACGCTCTTACGTCGAGCGACCCCTGGGCTCTCGACTACCTGAAGTCTCAGCGCATCCGACTCTCCCAGGCTGTCAACACGACGCTCGAGCACGACGTGCGCGATGCGTTGGTCCGCGTCTTTAGGAAGAGACCTTTCTCGATGGCGACGCTCCAGGAGCATGTGCGCCAAGTCCTCCCCGAGATCCGGGGAGAGCTCAGGAAGGTGTTCAAGTCGCGCAGTGCTCGGGCGAGCACGATCGCGCGCACCGAAGTAAACCGCGCTGCCAGCGGCACGCGGTTCGAGATGATGTCGCGCGAAGGAATTACCGAGCACCAATGGGTGACCTCTGGAGATTCCCACGTACGCAACGCAAGCCCCCATTCGCACGTGATCCTCGATGGAGTCATCCGATCTGTCGGCGACTCCTTCAGGGATACCTCTCAACTGAAACACCCCGGCGACCCAGTTGGTGCTCCCGAGGATGTCATCAACTGTCGCTGCGTCACGCGACCCATCGTCAAGGACTGACCAGACCATGAAACTCATCGAACGCGCACAGCGCATCCAATGCGGACTAGCGTCCAACGACGATCTGAAAGACCTCTCGCGTGAAGACATGGTCGCCATCAAGGGCGATCGGTCTGAGATGCACTACCGATTCGTCGGTGGAACCCACAAGGTTGAGGCGACCAAGGCCGTTGGGGACGAGAAGGCTCAGAAGTTCCGGCACGTCGCAAGCGACGAGTCCGTGGACTCGATGGGCGACATCATCCTCGTCGCCGGCTGGGGGCTCGACCGATTCAAGTCGAACCCGCAACTCCTGTGGGCTCACGACCAGAGGAGCCTTCCGATCGGCAACGTCTCCAATGTCTGGAAGGGGAAGACTAACGGGGCCAAGGCGCTCATGACGGATTCAGTCTTCCACGACGCGGACACGAACGCTCACGCCGACGCTGTCCGCAAACTGGTCGAGGCCGGCGCTCTGCCTGGCGTCTCCGTTGGGTTCATCCCCAAGGCGTTCACGTACCCGAAGAGCGACGAAGAGCGCACGAAACTCGGCCTCGGCGAGTGGGGCGTGCTGCACCAGGAGCAGGAACTCCTCGAGCTTTCCGTCGTTCCGGTCCCCGCGAACAAGAACGCTCTCCGCAAGAAGATGGTCGATGCTGGCCGCGAGATCTTCGGCAAGGCTGAGGAGTTTGGCTGGGATCCCGAGATGGTCCAGCACCTCGAGCGAGCCCTCAACTTCACCACGGACGAAGAACTCATCAACCGCCGCCGCATCTTCGCGATGAAGAGCGTCGCGGTCACGCGCGAGTCCGTCGAGCAGGGCGGTTTCGTCCCCGACGAATACCACGACACGATCGACAGTCTTGCGGAGGCTCCCCCGGAGCAGCGCCAGAAGACCGTAGTCGAGACCCCGCCCGGCGAAGAGCCGTCGGCGGACAGCCGCGAACTCCCCGAGCGCACACTTGTCGCGCTCGATCAGGAGTCGCGCTCTGCGATCGAAAAACTCACGGCCTGCGTTGACACGTTGGTTGCGAACCTCACGAAGGCTGAAGCGGTGGCGACGGGCGCGGGCGATGAGCTCGACGAACCCTCGCAGGATCCCGACGCTCGCGGCGAGGACAACTTCATGGAGCGCGTCGCCGAGCAGGCACGCATCGCCCTACTGGGCAGCTCCGAACAGAACTGAACCTCAACCACCACCGTTATGTCCGACACCCAAGAAAAATCGTTCTCCGAGCAGCAAGACGCCGTCAAGGGCTTGCTGACCACCCTAAACGGAGAGATCGCGAAGCGTTTCGACGACCGCGACACCGAGCTTGCTCAGAAAGTCAGCAACATGCTCGACGAGCTGGTCCCGAAAGCCATCGCGCAGTACGCGAAGGAAAACCCCAACTTCAGCCTCCCCGGAGTCAACGAAGAGAAGGGTCAGAAGTTCGAGTTCGCCCGCGCGCTCGACGCCATCCGTCTCAAGAACCCCGACCTCGCCCCGTACGAGTTCGAGTGCTTCAAGAACATGGAGAAGCAGTATGGCGGCGCATGGCTCGCCGCGCAGACCAAGGATGCTGCGGTCTCGACCAAGGCCGGCGATACCGGCTACGTCGCGTCTCCTGATGGGCTGAACGGCCCCCACCTTGTGCCCGAAGAGCACATGAACGAGATCATCGACCTGTTCTACGCAGAGTCGGTCGTCTTCCAGTCGGGTGCACGCGCGATGCCGAATATGTTCGGCACCGTCACGATCCCCGTGTTGCTCTCAGGTGCCTCGGCGACGTGGTCCTATGAGAACACGACGATCGGCGAGACCGACCCGACGTTCGGCGAGCACACCATGCGACCCCGTCGCCTGGCCGGTGCCGTCCGCGTGTCCAACATGCTCCTGAGCAACTCGCGACCGATGGCTGAAGGCATCATCCGAGACAACCTCATCGAGCAGTTCCGCACGGCTCTCGACACCGCCGTCCTCAAGGGCAGCGGCTCGGGCGCGAACCCGACCGGCCTGCTGAACGCAAGCCCGCTCATGTCGGGCGAGCTGGCCTCGGGTGCTGTCGGCATCGGAGCCGCGTGGACCTACAACGAGGCGATGGAGTTCATCACCGACCTGATGAACGTCAACGCTCTGCGCGGAAGCCTCGGCTGGGTCATGAACCCGACCGACTGGTCGCGTGCTGTCCAGATGACCTCTGGCACCTCGAATGTCGATGTCAACCGCCTCGTCGTGTCTGACGGCGCGAACACGAACCTGCTCGGCTACCCGATCCGCACCACGACACTCCTGGCGCACACCTCCTACTCCGGCGACGAAGAGACCGTCATCTTCGGCGACTGGCGTCAGATCCGCGTCCCGTTCTGGAAGACGATGGAGCTCCGCACGACTGATGTCGGCGCGAGCACGTTCCTGAAAGACCAGACGCTCGTCCGTGGCATCATGTATGCCGACGTGTCGATCGACCACCTCGAGTCGTTCACGATCGGCTCGACCCACCTGTAGGTCTGAGCTGAGTCGCTGACAGGCGGGGGCTTCGGCCCCCGCCTCCCAACCACCCCCGAAACCCCCGAACAGAACATGGCACGCCCCGCAACGAACCTTTCGACGATGACCGGCCTCTGGCGCGTGAAGCCCGGAAAGAACATCAAGTGGCCCGAGTCGATCATGAATCCCATCCAGCACCCGATGCGAGATCGCGGAAAGGCTGGGTACGTGGTGGACCTAGATCGGAAGGAGGAGTCGATGCTCCTCTTCGGGCAGGAGAGGTTCCTCGAGCCCGTGCCCAAAGGCGAGCTCGACGAGGCTCGCGGGAAGGTCAAGGACCAGCAGAGCTATCCGCGACCGATCCTGAACGAACTCGTCAATCAGAAGTTGGTCAAGCGCCTTGATGTTCGCCGTGGCTCGCGCCGCGACAAGTTGAAGGACAACGCGGCGGATCAGCCCAAGCCCAAGGCTGGCGGTCTGCCCGGCCTCGACACGACCCCCACGGGTAGCCGTACGAAGCGGACTCGCCCGACGACCCCCAAGGAGGACTCCGATGCCGGTCAAAGCACTCCGGGCGCTGACGAACCCAAGTGACGGAACGATCTACGCGACGAGGGGCACCGTGCTCCCCGACGATGATCCCATCGCCAAGATGTACCCGAACCAGGTCTGCTCGGTGAACGAGGAGATCGAGGGTGACCTTGTCCTGGAGGTCCCCGAGGCTGCCCCTGTGGCCCCTCGGCCCGAACCAGAGCCGGAAGAGCCCGCGCTGGACGAGCCTCTCCAGGAGGATCCCGAGGACGAAGACGCGGTGTTCCCCTGGAGCGACCGCGAGGAAGAGGAAGGGGTTGATCTCTGATGGTGACGAAGTTGACGACCAAAGACCGAGTGAAGCGCCGCCGTGGAATAACCACGCAGACGGACGACGATCTCCTCGACGAACTGATCGCAGAAATCTCTGATGACTGCGAGCAGTTCCTGGGTCGTCACGTCTCCTCCGAATCCCGAACCGAGGTCTATCAGGTCCGTGCACACAAGCACCGGATGCGCCTGATTGGCTTCCCGGTCGCCTCGGTCGCTTCGGTCAAGTACCACCTTCGCACGGGCGAGTGGGGCGGGGTCACGGCGATGTCCTCCGAGCTGTACGAGACCGACAGCGAGAGCGGAGAGTTGTTCCTCCGTGGCCCGACTCCGTACTCGCCGGGGTTCGTCCAGGTGACCTACACCGGAGGGATGGTGACCGGCGCGACCGCTGCGGCGCTGACTGCGGCGTTCGTCGCGGCGTACCCCGCGCTCGCCGGCGCGGTCGATCAGCAGATCATCGAGTACCTTCGCCGCATCAACGCGGGGACGGGGTCTATCGGATTCAAGGGATCCTACGTCCAGCAGTTCGACCAGCTCGGACTCCTGAAGGATGTCCACCGCCGCTTCTCACGCCACCGGATGCTCCAGATCTAATGGCACGCAAGAAGAAATCAGGCGTAAGCAAGCGGGACATGAACCGCTTGAAAAAGTCGTTCCCGAGCTTGGGGACGGCGCTGAACCGGAATCTCAAGAAGGCCCTGCGCCTTCAGGGTGACTGGTGGTTTGGGAAGATGGCCGACCGCTTCAGGGGCGACGCGCCGACGTACGGATCCCAAAACAACAAATCGACGCTCAGTAACCGCACCAACGCTCTCCGGAACTCGCTGCACAAGCGCGTCAACGGAACGAAGTTGAGCGACCTTTCTCTCCGCATGTGGAGCGACAGCGAGTACGCGCCGTTGCAGGAGTTCGGCGGCAGGATCTCAGCCAAGAGGGCTGGCGGATTCCTCGCTATCCCGATCGAGGACAACCTCAAGCCCGGTGGCAGCGCGCGATGGGACAGCCCGCTGCACCCCGAGATCGTCGATGGGTTCTTCCTCGAGTCTGGCAAGAACCGAGACACGCTCTACTACGTGCGCCGCACGCACACGGTCAGCCGCAAGAAGCGGAACAAGGGTGTCGAGGTCAAGGATCTCAAGTTCCTGTTCGCGCTCAGGAAGAGCGTCGTCATCCCTGGACCTAAGTCACCCAAGAAGAGGGCGTCGCGCCTCGGGATGATTGACACGGCCACGAACAAGGTGGCCCGTGGGAAACTGCGCCGCCGCTTGACGACCGCCGCTGGGAAGGCGCTCAAGGACTCGTTCGTGGGGATCCCCAAGAAATGAGCCTCGTCGATCTTAGAGTTGACAACCTCGACATCTGCCCCGAGTTCGATCACACGGACGAGACGCAGATCAGCGGCATCCTGGATGACGCCGAGTCGGTCATCCTTCCGACGCTCCTCACGGGGCGCACGCTCCGTACGTTTGACCTCACATGGGCGAACGCTTCGGAGGGTAAGGCGTACCTGGTTCAGCGCGCGTACGAGGCCGTAGGGCGCGTCGGGTCGGTGAACTACATCCCCCCGGATGGGACCGCCATCGTCGAGTGCCGGATGGTTAGCGACCTCGAGATCATCCAAGACAGCGCCACCAGTTGGTCGCTGTCGTTGCGCCTGAAGGAGACGAAGCGATGAGCCTCGGAAACTCCGTCGAATGGCGCGTCGTCCAGAGCGTGATCACCGCGCTCGAAAAGGTAACGGACGGCAATAACACCTTTTACACGTCCACCCCGCGCGTCTTCCGAATGTTCGGGAACGTGCTGGAGGCTGTGGAGTACCCCTGCTTCATCGTCACCGCGCTCGACTCTCCGCACAGTCACGACTGTCCGAATGGCCTCGAGCGCATCGACCTGAAACTCTCAGTCACGTGTGCCTTGCTCAGTCCACCGAGCCCGTCTCAGGACAACGAGGCACTCGAGAAAGCGATCCGCGATATGGCGACCGACGCTCAGAAGGCTCTGCTTGCAGACCTGAAGCGTGGCGGTCTCGCCATAGACACGATCATCGAAAGCGTAGATGTCTTCGAGCTAGTCGGCGGTCAGCCGGTCAGCGCAGCGGAGATCGTCGTCACTATCCCCTTCCGCCACTACACGGCGGACCCCACCCAAGCAGCCTGAGATAACAAGATGGCAACAAAGAGACTCTTCCAATTACTGGCGGCTGTCGAGGATCAACCGGGGGTCGCCGCGTCGAATCTTGTCGATGTCGCGAACGCCAAACTCCTCGTCTCCGATCCCCAGGTCACCTACGACCGAGAAACCTACGAGCGCGAGATCAACCGGACATCGCTCACCCCGCTGACGCCGATCGCCGGCGTCGTCGAGGCCGAGTGCACGTTCCGCGTTGAAGTCGCGGGTACTTCAACCGCCGACGCGGTTCCGGACTGGAGCATCCTCCTGGAGGCTTGCGGTCTCAAGAAGTACGAGATGAGCTCCACGGACATCGGGGCCATCACGGCTGGCGGCGCAGACGCCTTCTATTCCGGCGAAGAACTCTCCGGAACCGGGTCTGGATCAGGAACGGGCAAGGTCGTCCACGACACGTGGGAGGGCGCTACGAAGCTCTACCACACCGGGACGACCCCCGTAACTGGCTTGATCACGGGTGCCACGTCGTTGTCTACGGCAACGGCGAGCACCGCTGCCGGCGACCCGCAGTGCGGCTGGGCGTGGATGCCCGTCTCGTCCCCGCTCGTTGAACTGGAGCTCACGACGACTTCTGGCGACATCGACATCGGCGACATCTACATTGGCGGCACCGGGGGTGCTGTCATTGAAGCCGCCGAAGCACTTGGTGCCAGCACAGCCGGCCTGGTTGACTTCAAACTCCTGGACATCGGCGACTTCCTTTCGATGGGAGAGGTTTTACCGACACCGCAGGAACGAAGACGTTCGAGGTCTCTGGCTCGGGGGGGTTCATCACGACCCCGACGATGCCCTCGGTTTCCCTCGGCGTGATCGAGGATGGAGTCAAGCGCCTGCTGAAGGGCTGCCGTGGGTCGGTGACGTTCACCGCGAACCTCGGCGAGCCGATGTTCATGGACTTCACCTTCAAGGGTTTGATCGCGTCGATCAGCGACGGCCAGCTCACGGGAACCCCGGTCCCGACCTCGAAGGTCCCCCCGGTGTTCCTAGAGATCGGTTACGGCGTTGCTGCCGACTCGCCTGCGGTCACGCCGGCGAACGAGCACACCGCCTGCATCAACTCCTGGTCCGTGGAGTACGCCAACGAGGTCGCGATCGAGCGATGCGCGGCGTCCACCGACGGCACCAGGGGCGCAGCCTTCATCAGTGGTCGTGCGGTCACCGGGTCCTTTGACCCGAGCGTGCGCCCCGAGGCTTCGTTCCCGTTCCTCGCGAATTTCCGGAACGGGACCACGTTCCGCCAGCGCGTCACCCTGGGCGACACCGCAGCCAACCAGTTCCACCTCTCGACCGCCGCTTGCTTCATCACCTCTGAGGGTGGTGGCGATCGGAACGGTCTTGCTACGCGCGACCTCCAGTTCTCTGCCTCTGGCAAGAACCCGGAAGGCGTGGATGGTTCTGACCGAGAGTTCGTGTTCAGCTATCACCAGGACGCCGTGTTCGCACGCTGATCCTGACTACCCCGTGTACCCAAGGGCATAGCTAGGAGGGCTAGACCATGCCGAAACTAATACTCACCCGACGTGGACGCTGGAAGCATGTGCTTTCAGGTCAATCAGACGTTGCAGAGGGAGAGCGTTTTGCGCTCTTCCTCTCCCCTCTCTCGAAGATCGAGGAAGAGGATTTCATTGACGCTGCACTCGAGTCGTCGTTCTCGGACGACGGCGAGGGCAAGCAGGCGATCCTTCTCCAGTTCAAGGCGAGCAAGGTGAACTCAATCTTCGCCAAGCGCGTCGTGGGCTGGGAGAACGCCGTCGATGAAGAGGGTCAGCCGATCCCCTTCAAGGACGAGTGGGTCGAGGGCGAGCTGCCTTACGACCAGATCCAGATGTTCAGTTTCAACCACCGAGCCGAAGCGATGTCTGCCCTGTTCCAACAGGGCAAGGTGTCGGACGAGAAAGATGTGGGAAACTGAGGGTCGCCGCGCACCTTGCCTTTTCTGAAGACGTACCACGGTGCCCCACTTGCAAGAGCAGCGAACTCCAACGTGCGGCCTGGGGCTGCGATGTACCAGCACCGACTCCGGTGTTCGGCATCACATGCCCCAGGTGTCACGGGAACAAGGTGCTCGACGGGGAACCCTGCGGACTCTGCGAGGGGCGCGGCGACCAATACATCTATCGGTGCCCGGCGTCCATCGTCGGCCTCGAGGAGCAACGGGCTCTGACCATGTGGTCGGCGTTCCAGAATGGGGTCTTGCCTGACCCTGGGGGTTCCTACGACCAAGCGGCTTGCGTCTCGCACGTCATAGGGATCATCAACGCGGAGAAGGCCGCCATCGAAGACCTGAAACGAGAAGGGAAGTAAGTCATGGCAGCAAACGAAACGATCACCATCACCATCAACATCCAGGGCCAAGTGGCTCAGGAGTTGGGGAAGACGGTTCGCTTGCTGAACAACTTCGCTACCGAGGCGAACCGCAAGGCAAAGAAGGCAGCTAAGTCCTTCAAGCCCCTTCGCACGTCGCTCAAGAAGACAACAAGCGCAGTCCGGTCGCTCACAGGGCGCTGGACTGCGATGCTTACGACGATGGCGGGGACCGCGCTGATCTTCAAGTCGATCGCCGACGCGCAGAAGTTCGGTCTCGCCATCGCCGAGATCGGAACGATCTTCAGCGGAACGGACGAAGAGTTGCAGATGGTCGAGGACCGGATCCTCTCCTTCAGCGAGGCGCTCGGGTTCGCGGAGACCATCGCGGCCAAGGGCTTCTACCAGATCATCTCGGCTGATATCACCGACGCGGCAGACGCGATGGTGGTCTTGGAGTCGTCCGCGAAACTGGCGACAGTCGGCCTCGCTGACATCAAGCAGACGATCGACCTTGTGACCTCGGTCATCAAGGCGTACGGGAACGAAGTGGAAGAGTCCGCTCGGATCACTGACGTACTATTCCAAACGGTCATCAAGGGTAAGACGACGATCCCCGAGCTGGCGACATCGCTCGGCCAGGTGCTGCCCATCGCGGCCACACTCGGGATCTCCCTTGAAGAGGTTTCCGCCGCCATCGCGACGATCACCCAGGGTGGCATCGAGACGAACACGGCAGTCATCCAACTGCGTCAAGCGTTCAACCAGTTGCTCAAGCCGAGCATCGAGGCGTCCGCGATCCTCGAGCGATACAACATCGACGTGAGCGTGGCCCGCATCCGGAGCGAGGGGTTCGCATCCGTCATCACCGAGTTGCGCGACAAGCTCGGGGACAACGCCGCTGCCTACTCTCAGATCTTCGGCAACATCCGTGCGCTGATCCCGATCCTCGCGCTGACGGGCAACCAGTACGAGCAGTTCAACAAGGTGCTCGACGCGAACAATGAAGCGTTCGGTCGCGTGGATGGCTCGATCGAGAAACTCCTCTCGAACCCGTTCAAGCGGTTCCAGGTGTTCTTCAACGCCTTGAGGCTCAGGCTCCGTCAAGTTGGCGAGACCTTCATCACCGAACTGAGCAACGGCATCGAAGCGCGCGGAGGCGTGGAGTTCGTCGTGGATAAGATCGCTGTGGGGTTCGAGGCCCTCAAGGGTGTTGCTAAGGGAGCCGCTCAGGCGATCGGCGACACGATCGACCAGATCGACGCCTTCATCGTCAGCTTTGGCGGGATCGAACGCGCCAAGGAGCTCATGGGCAGCCTTGGGAAACTCGTCGGCCAGATCGGGCGCAGGATCGTAAGCTCGGTTGTGACTGCCATACAGATGCTTGTTCAACTGCTGCTGCGCCTGCCGAAGATCATTCGTGCAGTCTCGTTTGACTTCAAGAAGGCGATCAACGCGCTGGTCGCGCTTCAGCCTTTCGAGCAAGAGGCGATCGACCTTCCGTTCCCAGACGTAGCCTTCGCGATAGAGCTCGACGATAAAGGCTTCGAGACGATGCTCGCGGACACGATCCAGAGCAAGAGGGACAAGATTGACAAGCTCATCGAGCTGGAAAACGTAGCGAACGCTGCCCGGATCGCGCTGATGAAGGACGGCCTCTTCACCGACGACTTGGCGAGCAATATGACCTTCGGCCAGGTGGAGCGCCTGAATGAGTTCAAGCACGCCACCGCAGAGATCGAGCGCACGAATGCGAAACTAGCGAAGACTGAGGAGCTCCTCAACGCGCTCAACAGCAGCGCGGGTCTGCGCGACATGGTTGGCCCGGAAGCGGTGTTTGATGAGGAGTTCCTGGCCGGCGTATCTGAGTTGTCCAAGTCTTTCGAGACGGCCAACGTGGATATGGAGGAGGCTTGGAACGAGTTCATGAACGGGGTGACCCTCTCGTTCAGCGAACGCTTCGACATCGTCGTTAGGCAGATCGCCAAGATGGGCAAGGACAGCCTGTCGGGCGCACTCAAAGATATCTTCAGGGGACTACAGGCGGACAAGGCCGCAGAGGACAAGGCGAGCGAACTCGCCGCCAAGGTCAGCAACGAGTTCCAGAATGCGCTCTCTGCCGTGAAGATCACTGCGCCTGGCGGCATATCAGCAGACGAAGAAAACCTGCTGAACGACATCTTCAGGATCGACCCGTCTCGCGCTCAGGCAATCGTTGAGGAGTCGCTCAGGGGCATCACGGGCCTGGAGTTGCCTCAAGGGTTCTTGTTCTCGGACAAGGGTGCGCTGGACACCTACCTCGAGTTGTTCGTCGAGGGCAAGGAGCAGATCCGTGACATGCGGCAAGAGATCGAGGACACGACGGCGGCGCAGCGAGAGTTAGACAAGGTGATCGGTGGAGCGCAGGACAAAGCCTTTGAGAATAGCCTGCTAACCAAGACGCCCGACGAGGCAGAGGCGTTCAGGGAGCTCTACAAGCTAGTGAAGGCGGCGCGCGAGGAAGCTCTCGACGAAGAGGACAACAAGAACAGCATCGTTGACATCAAGGAGATCATCGAGAGCACCGAGAAGATCCGCAAACTCCGCGAGGAGATCGTGGGTGCCACCAAGGCCGACATGGAGTTCCGGAGCGCCAGCGCGGGAGCCCGCCTAGAACTCTTCGATCTCGAAAACGCCAAGGAGACGGCGGAGGCTACAAAAATCCTCAAAACCCTTTGGGTCGATGCAGAACTCGCGCGGGACAACGCGCTCAAGTCTACGAGGCTCGAGGAACTCATCGAAGAGGAGCAACTGGTCAGCGACATGCGGGCTCACGTTATGGGCGCGACCGAAGCACAGCGCCAGTTCCTGAAGGCTACGGAGGCGTCACGCGCGGCGCTCTTCCAACTGACCCTTGTCGGCAAGGCTCAGGAAGAGGTCCAGATGCTCACCGGGCTTTGGGAGGAAGCGGAGATGGCTAAACTGAAGGCACTCCGCGAGGACGACATCGCCGCGCAGGATCCGTTCCTCACGCGGGTCGAGGCGATGAACCAGAGCATCGAGCGATCGACCGCCGAGCAGCTCGCTGATCATGAAGGTCTCCAGGCGCTCCTCGCCGAAGAGGAGAAGAACTGGATGGCGATTGCCGACCTGGTCGCGAAGGTCCGCAAGGAGCAGTCGGACAAGCAGGGTGGATTCAAGAACGGATTCTCGGCGGGCATCCAGGACGCGCTCGACGACTTCGGCAACCTCGGCTCCCGAGGCACGCAGTTCGCAGAGGGGCTCGTCGCGATGGTGCACGACCCTGTCCAGCAGGGACTACACGCGGCACTTGTCGGGCGGGAGGGCGTAGACGCGATGGAGGTCTTCTCCGAGGCCCTGCGCGACACCGTTGCAACGACCCTGTCCGAGCAACTGTCGCAGTCGATCACTCAACTGGTCATCGCTCCGATCCAAGGGATCCTCACGAAGACCATCGGCACCATCGGTGAGTTCCTGTTCGGTGCCGCAGATAAGGCTGCCGAAGAGCTCGGCGACATCGGCACGGACGCTGCGGCTCTCGCAGCGGACGAAGCACTCACCGCAGCGACGAGTGCAGCCGCAGTCGAGGTTGGGATCCTTGGCGGGCAGGCGGCATACGCATACATAGGCTTGGACCAAGTCGGCCTGGCGTCTTCCTTCGCCGCGCCCTCGATCCAAGGTATGGATATTGCGGCATTCACCTCGATAATCCCGATCGAGGGCATGGCCGGCGCTGCAACGGGTGCCGTGTCGCCGATCATCTCGATGGGGTTCGCCGCAGCCAAGGCAGCTATCGCGCTCGAGGCTGCCGCTATTGCAGCGGCGGCGGGCCTTGCGAACGGGGGGGTCATGGGTGGCCGACCGGGAGCTGTCGTACAGGCGTTCGCTTCAGGTGGAATCCCGCAGCGGATCGAGAACATCACGGCGGGCGGTCGAGTCATCAAGGACTCTCTCTACCGCGTCGGCGAGGGCAAGATGAAGGAGGCCGTCGTGCCGCTGCCGGGCGGTCGCGCGATCCCCGTGAAGATGCTCGGCGACGGTGCACGCTCACAGCAGTCTCAGCAGATCACCATCGCTCCGCAGATCGTCATCCAGATCACCGACACGGACCCAAGCACCTTCAGGCAGAAACTGTCCGAGCAGTCCGGAGCCATCCAGCAGATGCTCGCCCAAACAATCTCCCAGGGTGTGAACCGTGGGCTGAACCAGTCGATCAAGAAGGCTGCCCGATGACCCACACCCCTCTCAGTTCGGACGAGTTCCTCGACTCCGCGATCGGCGTGCGCGGCGAACGCTGGACGGAGCCGACGCTCTACTGGCCGACGCTTCTTTGGAACAACGGCACGGAGGGTCTCACGGGGTTCAACCTGGCGTGCGACTGGGGGTCGCTGCACGACGGGTACTTGGCAACCGACGGTGTAGCTGCGTGCAGCCGTCGGCCAACGAGCTCGAATCGCGCCATGCCGTTCTTTACCT